TGCAGTTGTTTTTACAAGTTCTACTAATACTTGGCGGTGGGAATCTACTTTTGACAGTAGTAATAATAAGGTTGTTGCTGTCTACAGAGATGGTGGGGATTCTAATAAAAGTAAAGCAATTGTTGGAACAGTATCAGGGACAAGTATTTCCTTTGGAACTCCTGTTGTGTTTTCGTCTGTAGAGTCAAGGTATGAGATAGCTTTTGATAGCAACGCTAATAAAGTTGTTATAATTAGTATGACAACTTATTCCTCTCCAAATGTAGGAAATGTTATTACAGGAACTGTTTCTGGTACGGATATTTCGTTTACTACAACTCAATTTCTTAGTGGAAATCCAAATGGTGAAGATGAGAATGATATTTGTTTTGACAGTAACGCTAACAAAATGGTTTTAGCTTATACAGATGGAACAAATTCTGACTATGGAACGTCTAAAGTTTTTGGGGCTGCTTACACCACCCTCACCTCAGAGAACTACATTGGTATGTCTCAGGGCGGCTCTGTAGCAGACGGTAGCAGCGCAACGGTAGACGTCATCGGCTCTGTCAGCACAAACCAGTCTGGCCTCACAGCAGGGCAGAGCTACTTCGTTCAGACGGACGGGACGATAGGCAAGACCGCTGCTAGTCCAAGTGTCTTTGCAGGGACAGCAATATCTGCTACAAGTTTATTAGTTAAAATATAAGGAGAACTAACATGAGCTATCAACTGGGATCACGTAGTCTAGAGAGCCTGTCAGGTTTACACCCTGATATGGTTGCTGTAGTCAGCAGAGCTATTGAGATCACTGGGGTTGACTTCACAGTCATCGAAGGTCTCCGTAGTGTAGAACGCCAACGTAAACTACTAGATGCTGGTAAGTCTACAACAATGAACTCACGACACATAACAGGTCATGCTGTTGACATGGTTCCCTATCCTGTCGATTGGAATGACATACCTCGCTTTGAGACTATGGCTAAAGCCATGAAAGAAGCTGCGGATGAACTCTCTATTCCCATCGTATGGGGTGGCGACTGGAAGAGTTTCTACGATGCACCACACTTTGAATTGAATAGGAATAACTACAAATGAGTGAAGATAATTGGGGCATAAGTAAGAATGTCCCCGTAGCTGTATTAGTTGCTGTTGCAGCATACACAGTTACCGCTATATGGTTCTTTGCAGACTTGCAAAATAACGTAGCCACTAACAAGGAGCGTATCGTTAGGGACGAACTTCGTATTGAGATACTTGAGGAGTTAGTGCAAAATCAGGCAGTCTCTATGGCTCGTATTGATGAGAACATTAAAGCTATAAGGACTATGGCTGAACACTGGTCAAATAGATAACACTTATAGGAGGTTTTAATGATTGATCCGTTTACGGCTATGGCTGCTGCTACTACAGCTTATAAGGGGATTAAGAAGGCTGTTGAGGTAGGTAGAGAAATCTCTGGTATGGCTGGCTCTATCTCTCAATGGTCTAAAGCTGTAAGTGACTTAGACTTTCTGGAGGAGAAAGCAAAGAACCCGCCGCTTTATAAAATGTTTAACGACAATCAGGCTACCGCTCTGGAGCTATGGTCGCAGAAACAAAAGCTCAAAGAGATGAGAGAAGAGCTAAGGAGACACATTTCATGGACTTATGGACCTAGTGCATGGGAAGAGATAGTGAGAATAGAGGCGCAGCAACGTAAAGAGCAGCGTGAGGAAGTCTACAAGAAACAAGAGTTTGTAGATAAGTGTATTAACGGTGCGTTGGTGGGCATGAGCCTGTTAGCTGGTGTAGGCATCTTAATTATTGTGTTGTACTTCTTAGGTGTAAAACAAGGAAAATGGTAATGACAATACTTGATGACTGGAAAGTTCTACCAAGACTTATGATGTTGGCAATCACTATACTGACGTATGAAGCAGTACATTGGTTTATGTCGTTGCCTGACCCCAGCGTTGCTCAGTCAGGGCTTGTTAGCGTCTGTATGGGCGCTCTAACCGGATGCTTTGGCATATGGATGGGTAAAGAGTCTAAGACTACTGTGACACCCACTAGGGTTGTACATGAGGAGAAATACAGCAAATGATAGGTCAGATAATAGGTTCTCTCGGTGGATTAGCGGCTAGTATAATAGACGGTAAAACACAACTAAAACTAACAGAAGCTGAGATCAAGAAGAAGCAGTTGACTGGTGAATTAGACTGGGACATTGAAGCTATCCGCGCTACTCAGAACAGTTGGAAAGATGAGTGGATTACATTACTCTTTAGCATTCCTTTAATATTAGCCTTTACTGGAGAATGGGGAAACCAGATAGTTCAAGCTGGGTTTGCTGCTCTCGAAGGTATGCCAACGTGGTATCAGTATTCCCTTGGAGGCATAGTTAGTGCCAGCATAGGAATGAGATCAGTATCTAAGTTCTTTGGTAAGTAACCACCGCATACAAGACACAGAAAAGCCTCCCTAGTTTTCACTGGGGAGGCTTCTTTGATTCTACTTGTTTTCTTCAAGTCCTACTGCGTCCATAGTCATTGCTAATCCCTCGTAGATAGTTTCTATATCCGTCTTGATCCTCCCTATTTGATATGTAGCCCACAGAGAAATAGCTAAATTAGCTAATATGATACCTTCGTATAAGTTCACTGGTCTTCCTCCAACTTGATTAGTCGTGAGCCATACCACTGTGCCTTCTTTAAGTCTTCCACTCCGTTCTTGTATCGGTAGCGGTGAAGATACTTGGCTATATTTCCACGTAGGTAGCCTGTGTACTCCTCAACACTCAAGAAGTCTTCGATGTAGTCGATACATTCGATCCTGCCTGTCCCGTAGTGTGCAGGGTTATTTACGTTGTCAAACTTCATTACATCTTTTCCTTTGTGAAAACTTCTACCCATTGCTTACAGATGCCACTGCGTACAATATCGACTAACCCAAACTCAACGACAGGGACATCCAGCATATACTTCTTAGCAAGATGAATGATCTTTGCAAGACCAGATGTACCTTTAAGATCCGATTGCTGTATATCCCCGTTTAGCACGATCGTACTTCCCTCTCCTACCCTTGTTAAGACCATCTGTATCTCTGACACCTCAATGTTCTGAGCTTCATCAACTATAATGAAAGCATTATCAAAGCTACGGCCACGCATGAGAGCCAGCGTTGCTATCTCAATGTTGCCAGACTTCAGTGCAGTGTCCACTGTACCCCTCCCCAGATGCTTTATGAGAACGTCTAAGACTGGCAATGCCCACGGTTGTGCCTTCTCTTCCAGTGTTCCCGGTAGAAACCCTATGTCCTTTCCTACGGCTACGTGAGGGCGTGTGATGACGATCTTGTCGATCTCCTTAGTGGTGTACAAGTCTGCTGCACAGGTAGCCGTAACATAGGTCTTGCCTGTTCCAGCAGGTCCAAGAATGAGAACCTGATTACTACTAGCAATAGCATCAATAAGCCTACCCTGATTGATAGTCTTTGGCACAATGCCAGATGTCTCTTTCTTTGCCGCACCTTTATATGTGGTCTCTCTCTTAGCTTTCTTGGGTTGCTGCTGTACCAACTCAATACTCCCTATTGTTTGCAAGCCCTAGTACCAACTCTAGCTCACGATATCCGCCTACATAATTTCCATCGTGGGCAAATATCTGTGGTACAGTCTTTAGGCATGCTTCCTTCATTAGCGACAGAACCCACTTACTTGAGTTATCTTCGACGTTGTACGACACATACGGGATTTTGTCTAGGTCCAGTATAGCTTTGGCCTTTTCGCAATACTTGCAATCGTTACGGGTAATGATAGTGTACATTTTATCTCCTTGAGTTAGTGAGCAGTTTAAACACATGCTCAGGTGGTCGGGTTACACTAGGTCTACGATCTCACAGCTATCTCCAGAACAAGCTAATGTCTGACTCCCTGCTGTATTATCCTCCACTTCATACTCTGACAGTTCGCTCCAGTCAATACTCTTTGGCATTAAAGATAAGAGTTCATTATAGTCAGACTTACCACACTCCTGATACGGTGCCTGTTGATACGTGTGTTCGTTGTACGGCAAGAACGACACACCAGACATCTCATCAAAATGCTTGTACACAAAAGCACCAACTTCAAACCATTCGTCAGACCTCACGTTGATCGTAACCGAAGGCTTATGCTCACACCAATTCCGCTGGTACATCAGCCACATCTCTAACTGCTCAATGGCAGTCATGTCAGCAGTGACTACTGCGTTGTCGGGTGCCTTCTGTGGAAAGCTGAACACCACTGTAGTATCCGGCTTCATCACACACGGCTGATTAGGGATGCCCTTGTCCTTGAGAAAGTTAGTCAGCGGGTCTTTAATGTCACCACGCACAGTACGAATGTAGTGAGGTGAGTGACGAGCATGTATACCACTGCTAGAATTAACAAGTTGGGAGACAGTGCCAGAAGGTTTGACGCAAGTGATAGCAGTAGAAACAGGGATACTAAGAAGTTTGCACCACTCATCATTAGTATTGATAGCGACATTTTTAAGGTACTCCAAGGTTTTAGCTAATCCATCATTCTTTAATGTCATTAGCTGGTTGTCCATTATACCTGTTAAGCTCACTCCCAACAGACGCTCTTCTTCTGTGTTGTCCTTCCACTCTTTAGTCAAGTACGGAAAGTTCGTGTACGTACTCTGTATTGTTCCAAGGATTGTAGCAATCTTTACCTTACGCTCCAAGTCCTCAAGGCTATCCGTTGCACGTATTACGCACTCTGTTAGGTTGCAAAACTGGGAATCACGTAAAATTATTTCGCTGCAAGGATTTGTTCCGAACTCTTGGTCTGCATCCCGACGTCCATTCTTTGCTGCTTGCACCTTTGCTGCTTGACGGTTGAAGATACCCCGTTCACCACTACCGCTCTCTACCAGTGCTTGCCACTCACGCATAAATGAGATGCTATCAGGCTTCTCTGTATAAGACACCGAGTTGTTAGCCAAGGCACGTTGAGGGTTGTTCTCCCACCATGACCCACTCTTAGCATGACGCATACGATCATCAGATAGGTTGCTTAATGAAATCGTGGCTGAACGTCTCACGCCTCCAACTACAACCACTTCACCGATCTTACACATGATGTCGTGACACTCAATAGACGATAGCTTACGGCCCACTGCGTTCTTAAACGTCTGGGTCACAAAGGTAAACAAG